GGCATTATGATTTTATCGCCAGCCATTGCAATAACCGAGGCTATTGAGGCCGCTAAACCGTCAACATATACCGTTTTATTTGCTTTATGGCGCTTTAACATGGAGTGAATTGCTTGACCTGCGAAAACATCACCACCGCCAGAATTAATATAAATATCAAGTTGCGAAATATCTCCCAGGTTGTCAAGGTCTGACTTGAATTGTTTTGGTATTACTTCATCACCCCACCACGAAGAACTTGCAATCTCACCATATAGCATCAATTCGCCCGTGCCGTTTGATTTTGCTTTAAATTCCCAGAATTTCATTGTGTTCCTTCGCCTCCTTTCTTTGTGTAATTCTTTCAATCTTGGTAACTGGTATCATGTTTCCATTTACCATGTAGATGTCACCGCCATCATAAGGGTTCATATCCTCCAACTCTCTGACGTCATTAGGGCTTAAATAGCCGTTTTGTATGCCTGAATTGTAATACGCTTGCCTAGTATTGGTATCGCCTCTTAAAAGGGCATTTGTAGTGAATTTAGCATAGTATTTTTTACGTTCTTTAGGATTAAGCAAATCCTTATATATGGACAGTTCAAGCTTGACGCATAAAGGGTTTAAGCAGGTTTGCACGGCATCGGTGTTTTGCTGCTCTATGTTGCTGAATGTTGCACGTTCAAGGTCCATAACTTTATGAGGTGGAACCGAGAAAAAGCGGCATATGTCGATAACTTGAAACTTTCGTGCTTCAATTGCTTGGCTTTCTTCTGGGTTATTGCTGATCTTATTGAATTTACTCCCACCATCCAAAAACATAACATTAAAAGCGTTATGGAGTCTTTGAAAATTATCTCTAAAATCTTTTTTAAACTGGTCAAACATTTGCGGCGATAATTCGCCAGCCATTTCAACAATACCACTTACAGTTGCACCATTCGCAAAGTACCTGGATGCGTATTCTTCTAAAGCTAACCCTAAACCCATAGCATCACGAGCAATATCTACAGGATCAATTGCAGAGTCTTTACTTTGAAACCTTTTCCCGACAGTTATCATCATGTTTTCACTGTAAATAGGTGCTGATTCTTGACCGTTTTCGGTTATGGTATAATATCTTTCGTTGGTGGTTTTGTTACGGTATATCTTTATTGCACTTGTGGGAACGTTCCAAAGTTCTTTTATAAATCCGTTTATATCTCGCTTTATATAAGCAAATCCGTAACCGGTTAATTCAAGATTCCAAATATACATTTCCCAAAATTCTGCTGCTGTGGTTTCAGGGTTTGGTAAGTAGTGCAACATATAGTATAAATCCATATTATCGGCCTTTTCTTTGCCCTTTTGTAATCGCTTATATAAAACACATGGCAAACTCGATATTGTAGATGCTTTGTAGTTTACGCAAGCAAAAACCGCTGATACTTTACAAGCGGTTTCTCTGTTAACATCAACGCCGGATTTACTTTTTGCATTATCTCGTAAAAGTGCTAAAAATCGCTTTTCTACCTCGGAAAGGTCTTGATTTTTATATTTTTTCTCAAAAAAACGGCCTATTATTGGTATTTTCAAGCTTTTTACCTCCTTTCCGTGTAATTATGTGCAGAATATCTTACCGTGTTTCTCGTAAGAAGATACTTTTTCCAACCTCATAGCCATAGCCATTCCTGTTATCAAAGCAACAATCAAGTCAATTTTATCCTTTGACCTGTTTTTCATTGGTTTGATATTCTCGTTACCGTCTACAGCTATACTTACATTACCAAAGCACCAACGAGCTGCTGGGTGTTCTTCGTGTGTCATTTGCCCAGTTTGTAGAAGCCTTGCTATTTCTTTCATTGACGGCGATAGGCTTTTAAAATCTTGACTTATATTAACAACCTCAATTTCATTTTTTAATAGCTGTTGAGTTAGCATTTGGGCATTCCAAGGGTCAGCACATACCATTTTAAGGTCATATTGCTTGCTGTCAGAGATAATTCTTGATTGTATAAAATCGTAGTCGATTGCTGGCCCAGGGGTTGCAAATATATAATTTTTGTCGGCCCACTTGTCGAATGGCGCCCCGGTTTTCTTAATTCTTTCCTTCATCTTTTCTTCCGGAATCCACCCCTCAAAAAGTACCCGCCAATCTTCAAAGCCTTCTTGTGGTGGAAAAATTAATGCTTTTCCTGCTAAATCCCCGGTGCTTGATAAATCTAAACCCATATAACACTTTTTGCCTACCAAATCAGTTTTATTCCACTTACCTGTTGTGCTATCCCATAATGTAAGCGGTAGCCAACCAACGGCTTTAGTACTTACCCATTGATTAAGTCTTAACCATCTGAATAACCTTTCAGTGCTTTCACTATTTCTAGCTGTAAGTGCTTCTTTTCTTACCGCATCAACATCTATAGTTAACCCTAATGATGGGTTTGCTTTAAACCAGGTATTTTCATCAAAAATATCATCTTCCTCATCAGCACAAAATATTTTTGCATACCAGGAAGGGTCTACAATTTCACCTTCAATAAGTTTTTTAGCGTATTCGTGTTTTTCCCAGCCTATACTATGTCGGTCAGGATCATCACCGGCGGTTGTTATTACCCACCAAAGTGGCTCTTTACGAGCAGCGCCAGCGCCGAAAGTCATTACATCCCAAAGGTTTCTGTTGGGCTGGGCGTGTAATTCGTCGAATATAACTACGGTGGGGTTAATTCCGTGTTTTGTGTAAGCCTCAGCTGAAAGTACTTTTAATGTTGTACCAGTAACAGTATTTTTGATTTCCTTTCGGCTATCTGTAATCTTAAAGATATCAAGTTCAGGTTCCTGCTCTATCATACTTACAGCTGCATTATAAACCAATTCAGCCTGTTTTCTGTCTGCAGCACAACAATATATCTGTCCTGCAGGAGGATCACACGTTAAGTGATACACGGACAAAGCAGCTACAAGAGTTGTTTTACCGTTCTTTTTCGGTATTTCCAAATAAGCGTAATTATATTGCCTGTAGCCTTTATCGTTTACAGTCCCGTATACGTCCCATATTATGTCGTGTTGCCATTTTGGGAGTTTAAAAGGCTGTCCATAAAAATCGTCAGTGAGTTTAAGCATTTGTATAAACTCAATTGCCTCTAAAGCCCTGTTCTTATCATGTGGCATTGCCTTCACCAACTTTTCGTTTCAAAAACTCAGCCATGGCGGATTTTTGTTTTGATTCTTCTGGCTTTTTAGGTATGGACCTCAAAGCTGATTGTATGGTCATGACATTTTCTTTGGATATGTTCAGCATCAATTTACGCTTTTCAGATATAGCCTTGTCACAAGCCAGAATATTTTTCTGTATGTTAACTGTCAATTTCACATATTCCGAAAATGACATATCGGTTGACTCGTCAAATTCCTCTTCAAGCTTATCGAGTGATTGCCTGTATTTTTCTTGGTCCCTAAGCATCTTATATTCTTCTGATTTAAGCTTACAATGAGTATTAATTACAGCTCCATATAAATCATCGTCTTGCTTGATAGACTTAAGCAATTTTTTTATTCTGATAAATTCCTTGTGGGCTGTTGGATCGCTTTTGACTTCATCCCACTCTTTTAATGACGTACCTGTCAAAAGTTCCTTTTCTGCTTTTTCTCTAACTGCTTTTTCTGCTTTAGTTCGATGGCCTTTAACCAAGGCCAATGGTTTAGTTGGTCTACCACCTGGCATAAAGCCACCTCCTAAAATAAAAATTACTTAGTTTTGGGAAAAAAATTTACGCGTTACTGCACGCCGGTTTTGTAAGTGTGTTCTGGCAGGGATTCGACACCCCCCTACCCCCATATATTACCATGTAGAAGTATAGCAAGTCACTTGATTAAACCCTATTACCTTTCATACTGTTACAAGCAATACAAGCCGGTTGATGATTGTCTTTATCCCAAAACAACGGATCATCTGGCCCTTTAGGCGGTATACGGTGATCCACGCACTCAGATACATAGGCACAACGTGGGCTTATCTTTAACGCACACAGATGATTACCAGGTTGCTTGAGAAACCTTTTACTATATTGCGACCACTTATAGTTATATCCTCTCTGTTGTGCTGTTCCTCTTCTGTATTCGCTTGAGTGCTTCGTGTGCTTCGTGCAATAACCGGAGGACACCAGCTCCGGACATCCTGGATAATTGCAAGGTCGTTTCGCTCGACTGGCCATATCTTTTCTCACCTTCCAAATACTTTAATCACATCCTTATCAACATTGCTATTCCTTAAATCCATCTAAGTATATCCCACGGTGTAATCAGACACTTGGGAATTATGTACTGGCCTTTTACTCTGCCCGGTTGCCCCCATTAATAATGACCGTGACAATTTTAGAATTTCTATCTCTTTCATCTTCTTCCCTCCAGACCAAATCTCCATTCTCATCGAACATCAATCCTGATGCACCACCATGCTTACTGAATGTCTTCCAGTGCTTTTGTCTTAGTTGAATCTTGACTAAATCTTGACTAAATCTTGACTAAATCTTATAATTCTCTACATTAAGAATAGAACCATATTCCTGGTACCGACATTTATGTCGGGACCAAATTGTTTGATGTGAGCAGAAATAAATTTACATTCTGCTTATTATGTTTCTTCTCTTGCATCCTGCCTAAATCCTGCAGCTCTGTTATATGGTCAATGTAACCCAACTCACGGTGGCAATGCTCGCACATACCACCGTCTATGCTTATCCTGTGTGCGATATACGACTTCCTACACTGCTTCCACTGTTTGCTGTTATAAAAAGGCTTGGCCCATTCCTTTGCCATCAGATCACCTTTTGAAAAATAATAGCCGGCTCATAAGAACCGGCTGGGGATGTTAAAATACTTGGTATATAGAGAGTCTATGTATTTTAGGGAAGTTTGGTTTGTCAAACTTCTACACTATTATTATAGCACTGCTTAACGGCTCATAGTGTAGCAACATTTTTTCCCATATTCTCTATGTGCCTATAATACATTCGTTTTATGTGCTGGGTGCTATATCCGAGCTCACGTCTTATTTGCTCCCACTTCAACCCGTTTATGTGCCTCAATCTCAATATCATCCTTATTGTCGCATTGTCAATGCTTTCAATGTATTCTTCAATCCTTGCCCGTTCGTCCATCAGCTCGTCAAGCTTGCACTTCAGCTTTCGCTCCAACCGCTTAACCTTGCTTGAGTAGCCTCCACTGTCATAGCCGCAAATCTTGAAATGTGTGAGGATGTACGGATGCTCAACCATGCTGCCAGTGACCTTGTCAGTTACATATTCCTCTGTAATTGCATTCAACTCTTTTTTGATAAGTTCAATTTCTTTTTGTATGCTTCCAAGCTTGCTTAGTTCTTCCCTAGTCATTGAATAACTT